TTCGTGCAACATCGGTCCATGGTTCATCGGAATTTCATACAGTCGCTTGTCGAGTGCTTCCGTGAAAACACTGCGTCGCAACTCGTCGTTGACTTCGGACATGATTTTTCGTGCGTCGCGTTATGAGAATGTAAAAAATTAGTATGTGCCTATGGTATATGACTCGACAGAATTTTTTCCAGGAAATCAGAAATGTCCTTGGGTCAACGTACACGAACAATAGAATCGAGCGCCAAGAAAATCCCGAACTGACGTTCCGTGCGGCGTTGGGTCGAAACCTCACCACACGGGAATTGGAATGGTTGGGACCGCGGAGAACGCCAAACAGACCTCGACCTCGAACCATGTCTCCGAACACGCTCGCACGGCTGAAACTCATGTACGGTTCACCTTCTTCACCGGAACGCACGCGTACGAGGAACGAGGACGTCGTCTTCTTGAATCGACTCATGCATCCCACGTCAAACGACCGAATCGAGAACAAAGTATTTTTACTCACGGACATGGTGAACAGTGGTGTGAAATATGTGTATGAACGTCGCAGTTTGAACACCTTGAAGAAGTCCCCATTCACACAGAAACCATTCGAACCCTATCACATCAAATCGTTCAGCGACCGAATCCCAATCCTTGCGAAATTCGCGCGTTTACGAAACAACTCGTGGAGTAAAGAATTTTTCGACACAAAGGTCTTGGACGATTTCGCGCGTGGTAAACTGAAACGCCATCATGACATGTTTTTCAAACTGTTCCCTACGAAGAGGTCGCTCACGAAATACATGGGTCTTCCCAACACGTGGCCTTTGACCAACATGAAGAGTCTCGGTGAGTTCACGGCGAAGGACATGGACCGCATGCGCGCGCTCAAACGCGCCATAGACCAGGAGTCCGATGATGAATTGAAAAACCTGTACGAAAATAGATTGGTCCTCTTAGTGTCGAATACGTATGGGTACCGACGTGTAAATTTTATACACATGCTTCGACGCTTCACCGATAAAGTCCCCAAACACATGTTAAATGTAATTAAAGTTTAGTGTCATTTGTACAGTAGAAAACATCATGTCCCTCCTCGAACAAGATTACACCACCGTCCCGGGTCAGGTTTACGCGTGCCTCTCCATCATTGGACCAGAGGCGCCGCAAAAGTCTGACAAGTTTGGCATTAAGATTCGCGGATGTTTCGCGACGCGCGACGAAGCCGCATCGCACGCCAAGCGTTTGCAAAAGGAGGACGCCACGTTTAACATCTACGTGGTCGACATGTACAAGTGGATTCTCATCCCCCCGGATGACTCCAAGATTGAGGACGTGCACTACCAGAACGACCGTCTCGAAGAAATCATGACGGGCTATCGCGAATCCCAAGCCGCGGCTGCGAAGATGTTCGAAGAACGCAAGCGCGGTATGTTGTCGGGCACGAACCACTTCGTTCCGGGCGACGAGAACAGCAAGTTCTACACGAAACCCGACGAAGCCCCAGTGCGCCACCCAGCCGAAGTCCTCGCCGAACTTCAGAAGGAAAAGCCGGATGCATCCATGGAAGACCTCGTCAAGGAGGCTGATGAAATCGTCGCCAAGGAAGTCGCCGAACGCCAAGCCGCGCGCGAAAAAGCCGAGGCCGAGGCCGAGCCGGAGACTACGGAGTAGATTTTTTTAATATAACCTATATATAAGAATGTTAAGTATCATCTTAAACATCATTACCATCGCGCTCGTGATTCTTTTTGGTTTGACCTATGGCAGATCGCACACTGTCAATACCATATCGGAGAACACTCCGCCTTGGTACTGGACAGCTTCAGACGCGCTCGATGCTAATGTGAGTCTCGTGGATAGACGACGTATATACTAGTTGTATTACATGGCTCGGAGTATGACAGGTTGCATGGTCTTACCCATGAAGAACCCGACTATGAATGCGATGAACATCACGATGTACGTGTTCTTGTCCAAATTTGTGAAATCTAACTTATCATTGTGTACCGATGGGGGTGGAGGTGGAGGTGGAGGGTGCATGTAGTAGTGCATCATGGGTTCCTCGTGTGGTGGTTCGTCGTCATCTCGAAGCTGTGGATTATATTCAATTGGATTACCAATGTCCGTCTCCATTATTACAATATAAACGATTTATTTTTTTAAGCGACGCTCTCATCACTGTCAGAAAAATCCGTCTCCTCCGAATCCGACACGACGAAGTCCTTGAGGCTTCCCTCGTCGTCGTCATCCTCGTCGTCGTCGTCGTCATCGTCGTCGTCGTCCGAAACCCCTTCCTGGTCCGTCGGTATGTCGTCGCTGCGCGAGTAATCGCTATCGTATTCGTCTTCGGAATAATCATCCTCTAACGCGACGTGTTCGGGCACGTACACGACCTTTGGTTGCTTGATGACTCTACCGTATCTCGTCGTCATGATGCTCTGAATAACTAAACACCGCTCCCGTTTAAGCGTTTAAACATGGATGGTAAAACCTTGACACTTTTTTTAAATTTACAGGGACACCCGAGAGTCATGAACCCCCTCTTGTCCACGCTAAAAGACATCTGCCCGTGTTCCTTCCCGGCGTCGGCGCAAAAGTTATTATTCGTGAAAATCTTATTTTTCTGCACTCGAATGACCTTGGTCTCTTCGTGTCCAGTGAAATACCGACGTATGAACGTCTCGAACTCGCTGGTCTCCACGATCTCCTGCGTCGTCGACGGGGACACCGGGCGACACAGTGCCACGCCTTCGGGGTAGAGCATCTTGAACAACTCGGTCGTCATCATGTACCGCTTGCCCACGAAATCGCGACAGAATCCATCCCTGCGTTCGCGCACGGTTTCGCACCGACAGAAACACTTCTGTGCGATGGTGTTGCCGTTGACGTAGAACCACACGTGATTGGACCCGTGCTCTCTCGCGAGGTTTTCGCAGTACCTCGACGACGTCGACACCAGGTAGGACTGTTTGTATTTAAAAATCCTCGTCACCCTCGCCGACCCCTGTCCCTCCATGTTTCTCTGTATGAACATCTCGAGCGTCGCTCGCGCCTCGATGTCGTCCAACTCATCCTTGGTCTGCAACTTGGTGAACGCCCCCTCCTTGATAGCCTTGGCTGGGGGTTCGACGCGCGCCGTGGGCGTGCTCGCGGACGTGCGCACGGTGGCCATCTCGAGGAGTTCGACCGTCGGCGATGGGTCCACGGTGGTGAGTTTTCCTTCCTCGTACGCGAACACTGGAAGGTACATCCCCTGGGTCATCTTCCCGTCGTGTTCGCACGCGTCGCACCCTTTCCCCTGACACGACGTGCACTTGGCCTTCTTGTAGGACCATGGGAGGCGAAACCCACTGCCCTTGGACCCCCTCTCGAGGTCGCCGTACACCGAGCTGTCGATGACCTCGTTCCAATCCACCCCGGCTTTGGCGGTGTAGAGCACGACGAGGATGTGTTCGCGCAGGGCCACGGCGGAGGTCTGGTCGACGACCATCCCGGGCCAGTTCAGATGCACGCCGGTCTTGTACCTCTCGGCGTCGACGCGTTTGGGTTCGGCGACGCTCACGAGACATCGTTGCCCCCCATAGCGTCGCACTTTGTCGCATATGATGCGAGCGACGTCTTGAATCTCCTCGAGGGACAGGGGTTCGGTGTCTTTATAGTCGATGTCGCAGAAAAAGTTGTACGTCGTCGTCTTTTGTTCGACGACGAACACGCGTTCGCCTCGCTGACACGCGTCGACGTATCGTTCGTTGAATGCCCGTAATTTGTCGAATGGCACGCTGAGACATCCCCCGTCCATCAACACATGCGACAAATTGCGTGAGTGGGCAAAGCCCTCTTGGGCGCACCACTGGCGGAACATCTTCGTTATTAATCAAACCGCGCGTCATCTCTAAACCAATGGAGACATCGCATGTCTGGACCATCCTTTGATTCGGCTAATTGCTTCTTGATTACGAGAAGTTCGTAGACTGTTTTATCTTTGAGTTTTTCGAGTTCGCGCTCAGCCTGGTAGTCGTACCAAGCGAACTTCACCGTGTACAACTCTTTGATTTGCATTAAAATGTAGTTCTTTGACTTCATCTACTACTTTATCGAAAACTTTTTTCTATGCAACGAAGTCATGCAGCTATAGAATTCCGGGTTCTTCACCACGTTCGTGGAGATGAGTCCCCAGTTTTTCTTGGCGTTAAACTCCGAGAGGGTGTCGAACGCCATGTAATCGTTCTCGTCGTATGTTTTTTTATACGGTTGTTTATTTATTTTTTTCAAATGCGTCTTTTGCTTTTCGTCGTTGAACCTGCGAAGCAACTGCTGTTGTTCGACTTTGTTCCAACTCACGAAGAACACGAAGACGTGATA